TAATTTAAAAAATAATGGTAATGCTAATATATTAGAAGACATCGACCCCGCCGGAGAATACAACAATGACACCCAAAAAGAAGAGTAATTATGTTTGCATACGAGATAAACAATTAACCCATCACGAAACTGATATAACCGAATTAAAAGCAAGAGCAGACTTTAAAGATTTACGGATTATGGAGATTAAAAGAGATATTGAGAAAATGGATACTAAACTTGACCAGTTAATATTACAATCAGAACGAGATGATTTTAATATTGATAATCGAGTAACCAAGTTAGAGAATACACAGAATGTTTTGAAATGGATTATTGGTATTGGTTTAACTTGTATTGGTACGGCGATTGCTGTGCTAACTTTATTCTTAACAGCACTGCAATAAAAATAGAATAATAAATTAATAGTGAAGATTGTTGTAACTTAACAATAAATGAGGTAAAATTATGAAGATTGAAAAAGTAGACATAAAACAATTAATAAGCCCCGACTACAACCCAAGAGACATAACACCCGAAGAAATGGAAAAACTAAAAACATCAATAACAGAATTTGGTTATATAGACCCAATAATCGTAAATGATGTGAATAACCATATCGTAGGTGGAAATCAAAGATATGAAGCACTAAAAGAATTAGAATATACAGAAGTTGATGTTGTATATGTTCACGAAGAAGATTTAAACCGTGAAAAAGCATTAAATATTGCTTTGAATAAAATTAGTGGGGATTGGGACAATGAAAAATTAACACAAATATTCACAGATTTTAAATTAACTGGATTTGAAAACACCGAACTAACAGGATTTGATGATGCTGAATTAACATTCCTTGAAACAATAGAAGACTATGGATTTAAAGAAGAACAAGAAGATATAAAAGAATACGAACCTCCAAAAGAAGTATTTAAACTATTAATCACATTTGAAAACGAAAAAACACAGCAAGAATACTACGAAAAATTTACCGAAGAGGGATTAGAATGCCGAATTTTAACATTATAAAAAAAATAAATTATGAGCATTCTTTCAGAAACCAAAATATCATAGACAACTTCGATTTAGATGATGTTAAATTTGAAGAAGAATTTAAAGGAAACACAAACATCGAAAATAAAGACTGGAACATCGGATTAATCATAGGAGGAAGTGGAACTGGTAAAACAACAATCGCAAAAGAAATATTTAATCTAAATGAATGTAGCAACCATAAATTCACAGATAAAAGCATTGTAGATGAAATGCCAGAACACTGTAACATCAACGAAATAACAAATATGTTCAACAGTGTCGGATTCGGAAGTGTAACCTCTTGGTTGAAACCATATAATGTTTTAAGCAACGGCGAAAAAATGAGAGTAGATTTAGCATACAATCTACTATCAGAAAAAGAAATAATTGTATTCGATGAATTTACAAGTGTAGTAGACCGAGACATAGCAAAAACAACAAGTTATACAGTACAAAAAAACATAAGAAGAAACAACCGAAAATTCATAGCAATAAGTTGCCACTTCGACATAATCGACTGGTTACAACCCGACTGGGTATACAACACGGACGATGGTTCTTTTTTCATAAAACAGACTGGAAAAAACCAGTCATTAAACTACAAATCTATAAAATCACAAACAAACTTGGTCAAAAAATATGGAAAACATTTAGCAAATATCACTATTTAAGCGGAAACTTAAACAAAACAAGTGAATGCTACATAGGAATATATAACGATAAATTAGTAAGTTTCTGTGCAGTAATACAACTACCATATCAAAAAGGTAAAAAAAGAATTCACCGTTTAGTTGTTTTACCCGAGTTTCAAGGAATAGGAATAGAAACAAAATTCTTAACAACAATCACAGAATACTATGTTAAAAAAAATTGGACAGTATTCATAACTACAAGTAATAAAGGATTAGTATATAGTTTAAAAAAGAATAAACACTGGAAATATAATGATACACATCTAAACACCATTGTTTTACGAGAAAGACCCGAACTATCAAAATATAACATATCAACAGAAGATAAAAAAATAAAATCAAAAAATATAGAAACAAACATTGATAATGTATTTACACGAGAAATCAGCAGTTTCAAGACTAATAAAGAAATATTTTATAATGAGTTAAAGTGAGTGTAAGTGAGGTTTAAATAATGCTTTTCAAAACAATTGAATTAAACATACATGATTTAAATTTAAAAAGTGTTAAAGATGCTATTAATGATATAATCTATAAAAAATATTGGGATAAAAAAAGAGAAGATTATGAAACTTCCGTACAAATGAATCATCGTATAACTTGGATAAATAATGATTTTTGTACATTACGAGACCTTGCGGAAATAAATAATACTACAAAATCATATTTAGAAAATATTTCTGCTAATGTTTGTTGGTTAGATATTAAACATGATTTATTGATTTTGTATGATAAACGAGATGAATTAGAACGAGAGGAAGAAAGAATAAATGCAGTTAATACACAAATTGAAACTTGGAAGCAGAGAATTGGTAGTATTAGATATGATTTAAATAAATTAGCAATTAGAAAAAAAGAAATTTATGATTTAATTAATAATACTAATGATGAGAAAAAATTAAAAAGATTATATAAAGAATTAGAAAATATAGGGAATAGAGAATCACAATTAAATAAAGATATGGATACTGCACAGAAAAATCAGAGAACTGCATTATGTTTAACTAATAATTATAAGGACACTACTCCAGATAAATTGGAATTAGAACAAAAAGGTGAATTAAACTTAAATGCAAAAGTAACTGGTGATTTAACATTAGCAGAAGAAGAAGCCAAAGCCGATGAATATTTTAAACAATTAGAAAAAGAAATGCAATTAAAAGGCAAAATATAATGGACATTACAAACACTACAAACTGGAAAAAAATATGGGAAGAGCAAAGAAACCATTTCTATGCCACTATTTACAATAACTATTTCATACCCGAGAAACCATTCGGAAAACAAGTTAAATTCCTTATTTACCAATCAGAAGAAATGTTATTCGGTGGCAGAGCCGGTGGTGGGAAAAGCAGTAGTCTTTTAATGTCTGCTTTACAATATGTTGAGGAAAAACATATTCCGGAAGGCGAAAACAAGTTAAACTATAATGCACTTATTATCCGTAGAACTTTGGAAGATTTGGATATGCCAAATGCGATAATGGATAGGGCTAAACAATGGTTATTACCAAAAGAAGATAGTGGTTTGGTTGTTTGGAAAGAACAGAAGAAAAGATTTATTTTTAGTAGTGGTGCGACATTAACTTTTCGGTATTTATCCCACGATAAACATTTAAACAGTTATCAAGGTGCAGAGTTGCAATTTGTTGGTTTTGATGAATTAACACAGTTTCCGGAGAACCAATATAATTACTTGCATTCAAGACTTCGTAAACTTGAAAATAATGACATACCTATTCGTATGCGAGGTGCTTCAAATCCGGGAGGTATAGGACACGATTGGGTTAAAAAACGATTTGTGGATAAGAAAAGTAGGTTGCCGTTTATTTCTTCTGCTTATACTGATAATATGTATTTAAATCACGAAGAATATTCAAAGCAGTTGGATAAACTTGATGAAGTAACCAGACAACAATTAAAATACGGTAACTGGGACATCATAATAAAAGATGGATTATTAATGAACATCGACCAATTTAACAACAGTAAAATACCGTATGTTATGTTTAAGGATTGGAATCCTGTTTATTGTGCTATTGGTATTGACCCCGCAAGTACGGGTACTGATAAATTCAGTATGGCTTGTTTATGTTATTTTGATAATAATATGTTGGGTTTAGTGGATTTGTATAGTACACCATCTGCTTCACCGGAAGAGGATTTACGGGATTTCCTTATTCGTAATCGTAGATATATGCCTCGTGTTGTTAATTTTGAACGGGAAGCAGGTTCATCAAGTCATTATGCTTTGCAATACTGGGAAGATATTCTCGCTGATTTGATGGTGGATATGGGTTTTTATGTGAAAGATACAACTGCTTCCAGTACCGGCAGCAAATATAATCGTGCTTATCCACATGCTTATCATATAAGGAATGGAGGTATGTTTGTTAATGCTGATATTAGGAGTTATAGTGTTGGTGGGGAGTTGTATTCGCCGGTGGATAGTCTTGGTCGGCAGTATGTTTATTTGCATCCGGATAAGGAGGTGATGAAGGAGTATCCTTCGCCTGATGAGTGTGATAGTGTGGGTTATGCTTTTAGTGAGGTTGCGGGTGTTGTTGGTGGTTTGGGTGTTTCTGCTCCTTGATCTATTTTTTTTTTAATTTTAGGAGTAATACTTTTATGGTGGTTTTGTATTACTGTTTTTGTTTTTATCTATTATGATTGTTTTATTAAGTTATATAATTATATAATTTATTTAAGATTGTTATATAACTTATATAATTATATTATTTAATAAGAAGGGGGTTAAAGTAGTTACAAGAATAATAAGTAATACTAATAATAAATAAAAGTATTACTTAATTAATAATAATATAATAAATAAATAAATAAATAATAAAAACCATAAACTATATATACTATAAAATCTAATTATTATATATAGAAATACAAAGGTGATTTATTATGAAATTAAACCGTGAAAATCAAAGAAAATTAATTGAATTAAAAAGCACATTAAAAGCACAGAGAAATGTTGAAATCACAGATGAAGATATGATAATTACTGATGAAGATTTAAATGAAAGTATTGAATTAATATAGGGGGAATAAAATATGAACGAAACTATTATTGAATTTGAAGTAACCTACAAAGAAAACTGCATCAGCGGAAACATGAACATAAACGAAGCAGATGATGAAAAACCATTAAACTTCTATGAATATAATAACGAGGAACAAAAACAATTCCCACACAACCCATATGATACCGATAGTGAAGAATGGGTTGATTATGAATTATTAAAAGAAACAATATCCACCAATCCATTATTCATACAATATTTGGTGGATTTTGCAGAGGAAAATAAGAGTATTGTTCTTGATACTCGTACTGATGATAATATTATTCTTAATATTAATGAAGGAGCAAAAATGGAATGTGAAATCAAAGAAACATACGATTTCAAAGGAGATTATGTTGTTGAAATTGTTCCAGTATTTAATGGTGAGAAAATCGATTTAGTACAATATATGGGTGAAATGAATGAGATATTTGACCCGTGGGATACAAATGGTTTTTGTGAAATTGAAAATAGGTGTATCTATTTTGAAATTAGTAAAGATTACTATGATGCTGATTTAAAAGAAGATGTGCTTAATGATATTAACGAAGAAGCAAGGAGAATCTTTGCAAGAGCATTAACAAGAGAATTAGGAATTTATTCAAAATATGGGGAAGTGATGGAGCAAGCATTAGATGACCATTACGAAAATGGCTGGTTGTTTAAATTATCTCAAATGGTGGATAAATCTGATAAAGAGTTAGATGCTTTTTTAAGATATGAAGGATACATTGATGATGAACTATGATTTAATTGAATAAACTTTTTATTATTTTACTACTATCATCATCAACTTTTATTTTATTTACTCTTTTTTTTAATTATTTTATACTCACTATTATAAACTATCTTATTTTAACTATTTAATATATATTAAACAATAAGAAAATAAATTCCTTATTGAAATAATATATATCTGGATAATAACATCATCAAACCTTTAAATAGGTGACACAAAGTAAAGCAGGATTATATAACCCTGCTCCAATAATACATTCTATTCTGCAACCAATATAAAAATACCGTTTTTTTTATAAAAACACCTCCCAAAAAACCACCACCATAATTATTAGAGTATACAATGAAGAACACACAAAAAAAATAATTTTGTTCTTCAAAAAAATGAATGTGAGTTAAAAAAACATGGAAATACAAGGACTGCATAAAATAAACCCCCAACATTCTATAAACAAAGCAGAACAACAAAAACTATTACAACCCCGTAAAACAAAAAAAACAAAAGACACAAACACGGGAATAATAATATACCCCTTTTTAAATGTTAGCATCTGCGACAACCTAATACTACAATCCCCAACCTTACAAGTAAATATTGAAACACTATCAGAAGATGTAGTATTAAACAATATTAACACCGATGAAGAAAAACCGGAAATAAACGATTTCTGGGAAAACAACCTCGATAGTCTCTGCGACACCTATAAAGATTATATTAGTTACGGATTTGGTGCAGCGGAAATATTATACGATACCGAACACAATCCAGTTGAATTAACTGTAATCCCTGCGGATACAGTAACTATACATAAAAAAAAGAAATACATTGACGGTAAAGAACAAACCTATTATTATGCAGTCCAATCCATCACAGCAGAAAAAGATGTAACATTACGATTAAGCCACCTCGAATATCCAGAAGAAGATAAGGATTTACCGGTTTGTTTGTGGTTAGGTGGAGGTCGTAAAAGTGATTTCTATGATTACCCATTATGGTTAAGTGCCTTTAATCATATTAGTGCAAGTGTAACCCTTGATTTATTGAATAATAAGAAATTAAATGAAGGAAACCTAATGTCTGGTGTGCTTGTAATCAAAAGACCACCGGTAATATTAAATGCTGATGGAGATGAACAAGTACAAGACACACTTGAAGACAAAATGATGGAAAAAGGCAATGGAATATTCACATTAGAACTAACCAGTCTAAACAAAGATATCCCGTTGGAAGTTGATTATATCCAAATAAATGAGTCTAATTATGAATACTTAAATAGTATGGCGGAAACTGCTGATTTAAAAATAATGAGTATTTTTAAAATACCGGAAGCAAGATTGCTCCGCGATACCAGTACGGAATCTATGAATAGTAATAAAACTGCAACATTATATAAGATTTATACTATTGAGTTAAATAATAGGCAAAGGATATTAGAGAAGTATATTAACAGGTTTAATAAATCTTATTTTGAGTTTAATGGTAAATTACAATTAGAAACTCCGGTATTTGATGAAGAGATTGAAACACAAATAAATAATTTAATATTAGTGTTTAATAATGGTTTAATTACATTAGGCGATGCTATAAAACAATTAAATAATATTTTACCGGAATTAGAGTTGGATACGGATAATTTAAATAGTCCAGTATACGAGGAAAGATATTATAATGGAAATCCATTAGGATTAAACTCTGATATAACTAATATTAATCCAGTAACAAGCATTGGTGATTTTATTGAGATGGAGAAAATCAATCAAGTATTTTCAAGAGAAAACACGGATTGATAAAGCAATAAATAGTGATGCTGCATATCAAATTCAAGTATATAACAATATGAAGATAGATGAATATGTGCAGAACTGGAATAATGATGAACCAACAATTAAACCATCAGAATCATTATTATGGGCAGAATTAACCGTATTAAACAAACCAGAAGTATATCGTAACTATAATCGTATAATACAATCACCATATACCAGTAATAAGAATTTCCAACAAATAATAATCCGCAACCGTGCCAATAAAGATTTAAACCGTATAGTTGAAGCAGAAGTTGAAAGAATTGCTAAAAACTTGAATTATGTGGAACAAGTATTAAAAAAATACGATATACCACAAAAAGAGTATGAGCGATTATTAAACGAACAAAAGAATCATAGTCTTGCTAATAGGCAACAAATACTAAAAGAAGTTGCTGTGAAACAAAATGAATTATTGGTTAGTGAAGGATTAAACATTAACAATAATGTTTTTAGTTATCGTGATATTGAACGAACCGCAGAAAACTTACTCCGACAATCACAAATGCAAAGTCAACATGATTTAATTAATGAAATAAATCGTAATGCGGAAGATGAGGGTAAAACAAAACCATACACCAATAAACAATGGATTTGGACTGGTCGTGGAGATACTACAAGGCATGAATCCAGTAATATGCAAAAAAGAAAAATTAACGAACCGTTTATTGTGATAAATGATGCTACATTAGCGGTTGATGAATTAATGTATCCATCAGATCCAGCAGGTAGTATTGGTAATACTTTTATTTGTTATTGTGAAGTAGAATACTCATAAAAATATTTTATTTTATTTTATATAGCATGGTGTAATCTTTTTTGTAGGTTTAAGTCCTACCACCATGAATACATAAAAAAAAGAGAAAGGACAATTAGAATGGAAAACGAAGTCTATATAACCGGTGTTGTAATCCCAAACGGGGTAGCAGACCACGAAGGCGATTTACTAAACAAAAAAGATATTCTAAAAATATTCACAAAATATCTTGACCGAGAAACCGACACTATGCACAGTTACATAAAAAATAAAGGTGTAGATGTGTTGGCGAACTGGATTAGTGAAACCGACCAAAAAATAAGTGGTAAAAATGCCCCTGCGGGTTCATGGTTATCAACACTTCGTGTAACCAACCCTGAAATAATCAAATCCATAAGAGAAGGTAAAATAACTGGTTTAAGTCTTGGAAGCATACCAGAATATGCCTTAAAACAAAAATTTTGGTTTATAAACAAATCAATGACATATAGTGATTTAAACGACATTGACGAAGTCATACCCATTTATATTTCATTTGTAGATAAACCAAGCAATGGATATAGATTTGAAGTTGTAGATTACAACACTTATATTAATAAAAATCGTAGTGATGATAAAATGGTAGAACAAACCACAGAAATTAAAGAAGAAACCGTATCAATAAATGCAATTGGTAAAATTGCAGAAATATTTGGTATAAATAAAGCAGAATCCGAACCAGTTAAAGAAGAAACTGAACCGGTAAAAGAAGAAAAAACCGATGATATTTCTAATAAAGAATTATTAGAAAAAATCCCTACTGCTGTGGAAACTGGAATGTTATCAGCATTTGAAAAAATGCAAGCAAATCAACCAACAGTAGATAAAAAAGAGGATACCGAACAAGAAGGGGGAGAAAAACCCTCCGAAGAAGAACCGGAAAAAGAAGAACCAAAAATCGATAAATCCGAAACCGAACCGGTAAAAGAAAAAATCGAAAATGCACAAATTAACAAAAGGCAAACTGAAAAAACCGAGAATGTTGAAGTGCCTAATGTTAATACTAATTTCTATAAAAAATCCGGTCGTGATATGTTCGGATGCAGAATAAAATAAAATTTTTATATAATTAATATTTTGAATGTGAGTTAAAATTATGTTAGTAAATAAAGAAACAATTAAAAACAACGAGTCCTTTATTCTTAAATGGGCAAACGATGTAGAAAAACAAGATGGAGCATATAATCCAACTTGGAAAAACCCAACCGAAGCAGATAACTTCTTCGTTGAATTAGACAACCAAACCAGTATTATTAACAATGCAAGATTTATCGTAATGGATAGTATGGAGTATGATGTTAATTATCTCCGTGTCCGTACAAGATTACAATACATGGGTAAAATATCCGGTGCAAACAAAGGTAAACAATTAACCAGTGATTACAGAACTGATATTACTGAAACCACACCAGAATTTAATAAAGATTCACTTGTAGCAGTACCATTCAGTGCTTTCACTTCTACTCCTAAAACTTTCTTATTACAGAATATTGAAAAAGATGACTTTTTAAGTCATATGGAATCTTTATTAGCAGAGTCTGCTGGATTTAGTGCAGAAGTAATTGGTTTATACGGAATTAAAAAAGCAACCGGTGCAACACAAGATGGTATAGACCATATGGATGGTTTCTTCAAACAAGCAGAAGATATTCATGATGCTTATGAAGAAGCATCAGCACAAGCAGGTTTCGATAAACAAACCCCTCGTGGATACTATGATGATATTGTGGTTGATGAAACTGCTTTATTTGAAGAAAATATTGGTTTAATCAGTCAGATGCAAGCAATGCTTACTCAATTCAGTATTCAAAGAGGAAACCGTAGTAAAGCAGTATTCTATGTATCTAACTTAATTTATGGTTTATTAACCCAAGAAGCAGGTAGAAGAGAAACCCAAATGGGGGATGCTTTATTCTTCAACGGTGATGAATTAAGATTATGGAACACTCCAATTCGTGTTGCACAAGTATTAGATGTACCAGAAAACGATTATGGGGAACAAATCTTATTAGCAAACCCAGAATCACTTGTATTTGGTTTCTTGGATGAAATTACCTCCGAGAACAGTTACGAACACAGTGAAAAATCCTATCTTTCATCTGTTGATGTATTCTTTGATGTGCTTATCTTATGGAATAGGGATATACTTGTTGCAAAAGTAGTTTTTAACAGCAACAGTGGTGATGATTCTCCCTAATGATGAGGAGAATCCTGAAACCCCTGAAACCCGTACATTAAACTTCGTTGTAAAAGATAATAGTGATAATGGTATTAGTGGTGCAACTGTTGATGTTGATGGTTCAACTGGAACAACTGGAAGTGCCGGAGGTTGTACTGTATCTAATATAAGTGATGGTGAACATACTGTTACTATTACCGCTGAGGGATATAATACACATACAAGTAATATTACTGTTTCAAGTAGTAATACAACATTTACTATTACATTAACAAGCGAATAAAATTGATTTTAGAGGTTGTGATTAAAACATGATAGAAGATTTAATCACAGATGATGAAATCATAAAACAAGTATTATTAAAATTAGATGGTTGGGAATTAGCAACAGAAGAAAATATTGAGTATGAGGATTTTGATGTTAATAAAATAATATCCAGTGAAGAAATACTTGATTTTTATACTGATGCTATGGATTATGCTTTATCGTATACACAGCAGCCATCTTTTGATAATATTATTGTTGGTGTTACACCAGTTATTTTTTGGACTGCGGGTTTAATATGGAATAAATATAATATCCGTACGAATAATCAGTTAGATGATACAAATATACTCGGATACGGGGATAAATTAATTATACAAGCCAAAGAAATGTTAAAGCCATATAAACTGTATAATTTCCATGCTTTTTAAAAAAATGAAAAATAAAATGGTGTGAAAGAAAAATGGGTGCATGGGAAGAATTAGACACAGAAATAATAGCGGAAACTGATTTTGATGACTTGGATACATTATTAGATTTAGATGACCCGTACAATGTATTTGAAGATTTAACTGATATTGTAAAAGATTTAAAAAACAAATTCGATGAAGGCACAAAAAACGGAGTTAAATCATTAGCCAACTTCAACCGAAGCCAACAACAAAGATACCTCCAAAATTGTAAAAACCCAAGCGGAAGATTAAGCACAAGTATTAACGATGAAAAGAAAACCCCGTTCAATTTCATTATTGGTACAAGTATTAAAGAAATTTATCCGTTATGTGTTGAATTAGGTAGAGGTGAGGTTCACCCACACCCGCCCCGTACAAGATTACGATTTTATGGTGAAGGAGGATATTTGATTTATCCGTTAATGAGTGCTCCGGCAAAACCTGTACCTTTTGTTGCACCTGCATATGAAGATACAATTAAAAAGGTGGAAGAAATAATGGTACGAGAAATCGGTCATGCTGGTGTCGAATGGGATTAAAAAGGGATTATTTTTATGTTAGATACTGATTTTAAAATAATAGAAATATTACAAAAAGCCAAAAAAGAGGGTAATCCGATTTTAAAATATTTTCATATAAGTTACCCGAAAGAAGAGTTGGCAATGGAATCTAATTGTATTTTTGTTGCTTGTGTAAGTAGTGAAAATAATTTAAATGGTTTTGAGTTTGAAACTTTTACAGACCTTGTTGAAATAGTGGTTACTACAAAGAAACAAGAGAATACAAAAGCAATCCGTGTAATTAAAGCAATATCTGAAGAGATATGTCGTGTTATTATGGAAAATCATAATTGTTTTCCAAATAAACCAGTAATTCGTAATATTAATCCTTATTTTAATCCGGATTATGTTTTAACTCGTGGACAAATAATGATACAAGTAAATACCGAACCGACTGATTTCATTATTGAAGAAAGGGACATAAAATTCGTTTGTAAGAATTTACAAGGAGAATAAAAAGTATGGCAAAAAAGAAAGAAGAAAACATTAAATCTTATGATTGGATTAAAGATTTAAATGATTATCCGTGCAGTAACATGCTAAAAGCCGGTATAAAATACTATATCCAATCTAAAAAGATTAATGTTAAAGATAATAAAGATTTAGAGAAAATTATCAAAGAATATAGGGAGATAAAAATATGAGTGCAGTATACACATATGTTCATGTTGAGAAAGTGGCAGCACAAATAATAAGCAAACCGGGAGTTGCAGGTAAAATTGCAGTTGTCGGTTCATTTGATACTGAATCCACAACACCCGCATATTATAATAATTTAACCGATGCACAAGAAGCATTAGGAACAGACACCACCCTTAACGGGTGCAAATGTTTACCAAAATTATTTTATGGTGCAAGTGGAATTGTTGCAATAAACACTGGAAGCGAACCATTAACCACCGAAACATTATCCAGTGCATTAGCAAAAATCAAACACGAAGATTTTGATTTATTATTTGTTGCGGAAGAAATGACTGATGCTTTCATACCAATTGTAGCAACATTTCTTGCAGAAATTTATGAATTTAAAAATCCTGCAAGTTATGTATTAGCATTAAACCGTGCTAATAAAGAAGCATACGAAGCAACCAAAGAATTATTAGGAAATTTCATTATTGGTACTGTATCCCAACAATTTATCATAAATAATGAAACCTATGATTTAATTGAATCTGCTGCATATTATACTGGTATGATTGCCGGTAGTAATGTTGCGAACAGTATGACTCGTAAAAATGTACCGGATATGACTGGATTAGTAAACGAATACACTTATGAAACCGGTGATTTGGGTTTGTGGTTGGTTGAAAACGGTTTTACTTGTTTTGAATGTATTAACCGTGAAGAAGATGTGTATCAAGTTGTTAATAGTGAACAGCCAAACGGTTACGATTTGTACATGATTAGAGCGGAAAATTATATTATAAAATTATTTAATCTTATCAGATTCTTAGGTGAAAAAACCAAACCAAAAACTATTGATGAAGTTACACAAGAAATTGACCGTATCCGTGATTATTGTATTAATTCATTAGATTTAGTGAATGATATTACTTATACTATAAGGAAAGCGGGTGCAGATTGTGTTGAGATTAAATTAGATAGTATTAAGTTTCCGGGTGTTATTACAAAGATTAATATGTTAATTCGTGTGGAGGTTGAATAAGTATGGCAGATAAAATTGTTATTATTGATGGCATCACCTTAAAAAATGGTACTGGTGTTAAAGGTTCAACCGAAACCAATACATCTACTATACCTACCTTTGATGGTGTTATTCCGCAAGGTACGGATAAAGTTGGTGAGACATTAGAGATTGACCGTGCCAGTTATGAAGGTTTAACTGATTATGTTACTTTGCATAATAAGTTAAGAAGTATGTTAAAAATTCCTGGAGTTATTACTGTTATTGAAAAGAAGTATATTCCTAATGAAAAACCGTTTGAAATCCGTAGGAATTACTTTGATTGTCTTGTAGATGGTAAAGATTATGAGATTAAACCGGAAGAGCATACTGTTGAGAATTTGAAATTTATTTGTGGTAGAATGGAAGAAGATGTTAAATATCTTTAACCCATTCACTCTTTTTTTTAAAGTTTTAATCTAATAGGTATATTCATATATATTATAGTATTATTTTTATAAAATTTATTTTAATCATTGTATTATATTAACTGAACAGTTAATTAAAACATAAAGTTTATTATTATTATTTATTTTAAAGAGGGTTTATTATGAGCAAAAAACAAGAAAAAGAAATAGAAGAATTAAGCCAAGAACAACAATTATTCAATCTTGAAGAAGTAATCACAAAAGGAAAAGAAGCAAAAATACCATACGAATTTAAATACCCAAACACCGACAAAACCGTTGGAGTACAAATAAGACCATTAACAACTGAAGAATATACAAAAGCCGTAAAACAAGGACAATTAGCAAATCATAATTTATTTATAGAAATATTAAAAATCGGATTATTTGATATGCAAGGAAACCCATTCCCCCAAGAAATATTATTAGAATTGCCTGCAGGGGTTGTAGCGGACATTTCAACAAAAATAACTGAAATATCTGGTTTCCATCAACAAAGCAATGAAGAAAAACAAAAAGAAGTAACCGATAAATTACTGGGGTTTTAGATATAAAAAAAGGTAAATTAGGACATTTAACCCGTTTACACATGGCGGGTTATAAAATAAATAATGGAAATATAGATAACATGGTATATTACCAGAAAATAGCAGTTATCTGTATGCAAGAACAAAAAAGAAAATATATTCTTGAAAATAAAGGGTTTTTAGTGGTGGATTAGAATGGCAAAAAAAGTAAACATTAATGTTAAAGCAAAAGCCGAAGGAAAAGAAGAAGTTGTTGATTTAGCAAAAAATGTTGAAAAATTAAAAAAAGAATCTGAAAATCCTATCAATATTAAAACAAATGCGGGAGATTTATCTGGTGTAGAAGCATTAGAAAATAGGATAAAACAAATAAAAAATGAAAAAATACAATTACGAATTGATGCTAAAACAGAAGAATTAAATTCAGTAAATCAAAAAATTGAACAAGTTAAAAGAAGTATTGCCGGACTTGAAGCCGTACCTGCACATATTGGTGTAGATATTGATAAATCTGAAATTGAATCATTAAAAGTTGAATTAAAAAATTTAGAAGCCAAATCTGCAAAACTTGATTTAGATATAGAAATGGACAAATTAAATCAAGCAAAAGATAAGGTTGATGATTTAGATGATACTGAAATTGATGTTGATATTAATAACATCAGTGCTATGGCAGCATTAGAACAAATAGGTCAAGGATTCGACAGATTAAAACAAGGTGCAAGAGAAGTCGGACAACAAATGGGAGAATTATTAACTGCTGCGGGAAAACAAGAATCCAATAAAGTATTTCTTCAACATGCAGTAGGTGCTGAAAGAGCAGCGAAAGCAACAGAAGATATAAATGCTGCGGTACAAAAACTTCCGGGTGATGATACTGTAATGCAAGGTTTATTATCACAAGCCGTAGCAAAAGATGCAACAATAACTGCAAGTGCTTTAAATGATATGGGTGTTGCAGCAGCAGATTATTTCTCTGCAATGAGTTTTTATGGTAAATCTGCAACAGAAGCACAACAAGATATGACAAATTACTTGTTAGCAGGTAATACCGCAGAATTAGAAAGAAGCCCAATCCTTTCAAGTCATATTGACAAATTAAAAGAAGGAACTACAATCCAAGAAAGAGCCAAATTACTTCAAGAAGCATTAAATGAAGAGCATTGGGGGGGAATGAGTCAGCAAGACACTTACAATAATAAATTAGAAACATTCAACGGAATGCTTGAAAGAGGCAGATATAATCTTGGTGGAATGTTCCAAGAAGGTGCAAAAAATGCTATGGACTTCATCATGAAGTTAGATGAAGGAACTAATGGTCTTGTTGGAATGGGTCTTGCATTAGCAAGTTTTGCAACACCTTTAACCGATGTATTTATGGGTATTGGTCAAATCGGTCAAGGTATGAGGGCATTAAAAGATGCTTCTGATTTTGTTGGTTTAACATCTCAATTTTCAAAATTAGTACAATATCTAAAAGATTTGGAACTTGCGGAAAAAGCGGCAACGGCGGCACAATGGTTATATAATGCAGCATTAAGTGCAAATCCGATTGGGATTATTATTATTGCTATTGCGGCATTAGTGGCGATTCTTGTTTATTTGTATTTTAATAGTGAACAAGTGACAGAAAGTATTAATCAATTAGGTGCGGTATTCCAGTATGTTGGTCAAGTAATTTATAGTT